TATTAAACATATCTTCAGCAGAATAACCAAGGTTAGCAAACTGCACGCTGTATTCATTCAGGGTATCAAGCATATCACCATTTTGGTCAAGTCCCTGCTGTGCGCCTTGTGCAATGAGCGTATATGCTTCGTCAGCTGTAACGCCGAATACTTTCATGAGCTGTGTTGCAGCTTGTGTGGATTCCGCTACCTCATACCCGAATGTATCTTTAAGCAAAAATGCCGACTCTGTAGCCTTTTGGAGTTCTTCATCAATAAGTCCGGTACGCTTGTATACTTCTGAAACACCGACAGCAGCGTCTTCCATGCTTTCACCAAAGTTATTGCTGTAAATGTTTGAAGAAATCGTTTGAAGATTTTCAAGTTCTTGCCCGGCTGTACCTGTAGAAGCTGCTACTTGATTCATAGCCTTTTCGTAGTCAGTGCCGAGCTTTACTATTTCAGCTGCACCGGCAGCAATACCGGCAATTGTTAAAGCACCTTTGATTTTATCTGCAAAATCTACTCCTTTTTTACCTACATCGCCATAGGTTTCATTTGCTTTTTGTGCTATTTCGTCAAGGATTTGTTTGATAGAATTTCCAGCTTTATTAGCTGAATCTTGTGTGCCTTGTGCCGCTTCTTCCGCTGATTTCTTAACCTGCTTAGATGCTTTGGCAGCTTCCTTTGCAGCCATAACAGAGGAATATTCAGCGGTTTTCTTGACTTCTGCCCATGCTTTTTTTGAAGCTTCACTTTGGCTCATACCTGCTTTTTTGTACTCAGCAGCAAGCTTCATCGTAGCTGATTGCATAGCTTTGTACATTTTATCGCCCTTTTCGGCAATATCATCAGTGCTGCTTTCAGCAGAACTCACCATATCTTTTAGATTCTTTTTAAAGTTTTCAGTACTTATCCGTGCGTCTATTTCTATGCTGCCGTCTGATTTTGGCATTTGAAAACACCTCCTTTACCATAGTCTGCCGCCTATTTCACCGGCTGGAACACTTCCATGCGGAATACGTATAGATGCTTGTATTTGCGATATTTGATTGCGTCTGGAATTGTCTTTGATCTCATACAGCTTTACGCTGCGATATGCGATGCGCTGTTTTGTCTCGGCTTCATGCGGAAGTCCGTCAAAAAGTGCTGTAAATGTATACCAATGCATTTCTGCCGTATGCAAGTTGATACCATAATATCTTAAAAAATCGCTGTAAATATATGCATTGTCATAAAGGTAAGAAAATACCGGAGTGCTTTTTACTCCGGTATTTTTTGTTGCACTCGCATTTCTTGGCAGTCCGTCACAAGCAGCAAACATTTGAAGTGCCTTATATGCTGCAAGAGTGTCTTTGGGCATACCATGCGTATACATTTTTAAAGACTTAAATATTTTTTCCTCAGATGAAAGCTCATCGTTTTCATGTAGAATGAAAAAGTCTATCCATTTTTTAAAATCAGTTTCGATTTTGTATTCACAGCCTAATAGGCTTACAGCATCGGGCAATTTATTATCACATATCACGCTAACTGCGTCCTTGATGCGCTGCATTTATTCAGTATCTCCATATGATACAGTGCTTGCAGTGCTGCTTGTATCGATTTCAACCGTCTGCCAGTCATCGCTTACATTAGCAGTAACAAAAATATCTTCCTTTTCACCGTTGGATTTAAAATTGCCTGAGTGAGTCATAACGCCCTGATTTGCTGCACTTGAATCGGGAATGATCGTATATGGGCGTATGCGTGCCATAGCTTTGAGCTTACCGCTTCCTGAACCTGTCGCAGTATTCATATTTACTACGATAACACGTCTTACAGCTCCTTTTCCTACCACTTCATTTTCTTCAATCTTAATAATTTCTTCATGTACTGGATGCTTCTCATACTCTTCAAATGTATATCCAAAACTTGAAGAGTAGCTTATGATATTTGTACGTTTTGTGATCTCATCTACATATGCACTATCATGCTCTTCCGGATTTTTTGATTCTCCAAAGTCTGTAAAACCTTCCATTCTGTTGAAAGTAGATGTACCGTCATCGTTTATACATTCCAAAAACGGCAGATAATTGGCACGCAGTACTATTTCTTTTTCATCAATACCTTTTCCCATTTAATTTTCCTCCTTTTTGTATCGTCTGTCCTGATAATATGTGATACGCAGCTGTATTTGATAACGTGCGGTATTTGGGGTCACATCAAATGCATAACCATTCGTTAATACTTTAATGCTGCGTACCTTACGCCACTTCCCGAAATCGGGAAATATTTGCTTTCTATCTTGCTGTTCTACCCAACAAGCAAAATTTTCGTAAAAGTCCGAATTTATAATGTTCTGCATAACATCTTGACCGTATTTTTCACGGCTGCCGAATGTGATTTCGATCTGTCTTACACTGCTGCCGTCTATATACTCTAACACAATAGGCTCACACGGGATTGTATCAATTGTATATCTAATAGGGTCTGCATCTAAGCAGTCAACGCCTAATATGCAGCCTTTGTCTAAATATGGGCAGGTTTTAATATATTCTCTGATTGCGTTTATAATAGATGCCATTATTTACCCCCATTCAGCTTTTTTTGTGCTCCTCTTATGATTTCATCGCCGTGAGCAGCTATTGCACGTTCTCCCCAGCGTCTTCCACGCTTGCCGGTGGCTGAACCCTTGTAATACTGCCTTTGTGCATAAGGAGCTATCCAGCGTATCTTACCGCTGCCTATCTTTGTTCCTAATTTAACAGAATCACGCAGCATACCTGTTTTAAACGGAACATATGGATCACATTTTCTTATGACCTCGCTGTCTACAAACTTCTGAACCTTTTGAATACGGCTCTGAAACTGATTGTATTTCGGCATAAGAATCTTCGCATTAAATTTCACTTTGCCGTCACCTCTATGTGCTGAACGGCTGGTGAGCCATAGCGACAGTCTGACACAGAACTTATTTTGTATCTATCGTTTACATCGATCTCCCTGTAGTCTTTATCTGTAATACCTCTTACTATGGTATCACCACATTCCGGAACGTAATCTGAAATTGAAGCAGCAGGAATGGAAACAAATACTTCATTGCTGTGCTCTGTACCTTTGCCGCTTACTGCTTCTCCACGTGTGCATTCCCAATATATATTAGGTATGACATATCGCTCCCATACAGGCGAAAAGTCAACTGCTTTTTCTTTATATATGGTGCATCCTTCACAATTTGTAAACATATCAGTCAACTCCTCTATACATAAGCCCGGTGCGCCCTAAATATCTTAGAGCCGTGTTATACTGATAAGTTTCAAAGCTGCCGCCTGTAAGTGTACTTAAGCTGTCAAGGGGATTGCTATATGTTACGCTATATCTGCTGTTAGTTTCAGATTGCTTTGTGCCGCCTGACACTGCTGCATCAGGCTGCATTTTAGCATCATAGTAAAAAAAGTTTTCAGCTAAGGCACAGCAGCATTTCTTGACAAGCCGCTGCACATCACCATAAACAGCGGTACAATTTTCATCTTGAAGCCGCCCAAAAGTTATAGCGTTCATATACTCAGACGCTCTCTTTGCACATGGCACAAACTGCTCTTTTGATGTAAAAAGAGTACCTGCATAAAGCAAACGGTACTCTTTATATGTTGCGTATGGCACTATGCATCACTCCTTTGATTTTTCATCGGGCTTTTGCGACTTATCAGATTTTGTATTTGGGTTTTTATGCGGTTTCATTCCGATTGTTTTCATGAAAAATCTCCTTTCTTATGTTTCTGCATAAGAGCAGTAAATGCCTTGTACACCGTTATCCAATATATCTGCCAGACCGTATGCACGATAGAAGAATTTCCATGCGTCCATTTCCTGATTTTCAGCAGGGGGGATAACTTTGGAAACAATGTGCTTTGTTACCTGAATTACTGTAGGCTTGTGAATGATCATGTAATTTATATTTTTTCCGTCTGCGGATTTTCTGTAACCGCCGATTTCCTCACCTGATGTTTTTCCGTCAAGCAGATCGATCGCTGTGAAGAATCTTGTCTGTGGTACATCAATAATTCCGGCAAATCCCTGCATCATAGAACGGCTCTTGTAACTATCAAGCGCATTGATCATATGGTGCAGGGTAGGAGTCAGGAACAAATAACGACTTTCCGCACTAACTTCTGCTTCATCCATTGCAGATATAGCATACATGATAGAAGCTGTTACATCGTCAACGATGTTAAATGTTTCCTGTTTACTCTGAATACCTGTTGCACCTGCATAAGATGCAAATCGCCATGCATCAAGCTCAGGCACGACTTTGTGTTTCATGAGATGCCCGGCAGCTAAACCAAATCCCATGTCAATAGTTTCTTCGTTGTCCATTGCATCAACGGAAATTGTCGTTCCTCTATCATAATTGAACTTTTTGGATTCCCATGTAAGATTTGCAGAATTGTCTACATAGCCTTCTATACGGCTGTAATCGCCAAGTCCATTCATATCATACTTAGGGATAAGAATCTCATTTGCATTTGCACCGGCTCTTGTCCAATTGCTGCCGGATTCAAGTACATTGGTCTTTGATTCCTGTCTGTACAAATCGTCCAGCATTGTAGTGTGTCTGCTTACTAATTCAAAATTATTTGGCATAAATTATCTTCCTTTCTCTTTCTGAATACCATAGATCTCACGCAGCTTATCCATCTGATTTTGAGCAGCAGGGGAAATACCGGGTGTATAGCCCATAAAAGGCTTAGCCGGTTCAGGCGGATTGAATGCGTCTGCATGAGATTTACGAAATGTTTCAACAACATTATCTACATCTACCAGTTCACCCTTGTCATTGAATTGAACATTGCTCTTTTCAAGCAGACCAAGAACATGACTTTCATAGATGTCATTTTGCAAGCCTAAGCCTTTGACGTATTGGCCAAGCTTTGTCTTATGCTCAAACGCTTTGCGATCTGCTTCTGACTTCTCCCATTTCTGCTTATAGTCCTCAACGCTTGCTTTAATGCCATCAATATCCATATCTTTGTAAGACTGAATAGTAGCATTGGCAGTATCAAGGCTTTGCTGATATCAATGCAGGACGGGGCGCCATTGTCATCGGCCTGGCCGCCGTCATCATCGGGGAAGTGCTGCTGGATAGAATCTTCCGTAATTTCGCCCTCAAACTGTTTGCTGCTGTCATGGGCGCCACTATCTACTACCTAGTGATTACCCTGGTCCTCCGCCTAGGCCTGGAGTCCACTGACCTGAAGCTGCTCACCGCATTGGTGGTGGCAGTCTTCCTCACCATCCCTCACTGGAAGGGAAAATATTTTGCCAAGTCCGCTAAAATGGGATGGAGCTCCAATGCTTGACATCAAACAGGTCTACAAAACCTTTAACCCTGGCACTGTCAACGAGAAGACCGCCCTGAAAGGAGTGTCCCTCCACCTGAATGACGGCGACTT